AAAGAAAAGATTATTCGTTTTGGTGAGCAAGGCGCTAAGACCGCTGGTAAGCCCAAGGCAGGCGAGTCTAAGCGTATGAAGGCCAAGCGCAAGAGCTTCAAAGCCCGTCACAGACGTAACATCAAGAAAGGCAAAATGTCTGCGGCTTATTGGGCTGACAAAACGAAGTGGTAACGCTCCATAGAGTTATATGGCGTGATGCCGCTGGAGGCTCAAACATGGGCTGGCGTTCTATAATAGCTTTAAAGGAAATAGAAACTGCTACAGTAATTTCTTGTGGGGCTATCATCTACGAAGACGATGAAAAAATAATTATATGTCCACATATGATTATTGAAAACAATGAAATATCAGAAGGCGATGCAGAGATTGCAATACCAAAAGCTTGGATTATTTCTAATTTAAAAATGACTGTATTCCCAGAAGGAGATTAAAATGCCTGTTTTTAAAAGTGTAAAAGACATGGAAAATTTTGGAAGAAACGTACGGACCGCCGCAAAAGTAGCGGGGATAGCAAAGCTTGCAACAAACCCTACGCCACTTGGTGTTGGCATGGCTGTCGCAGATAAAGTTCTACAGAAAACAACCGGAAGAACGTCTACAGAACATTTTCTTGATTCTATCCAAGGCCCAGCTACTGGCACAGGAAATGTAGGTCGTAATCGAAAAGGTAAGACCATTCAAGAAGGCCCAAGCAACCCTACGCCCAAGCAGAAAAGTAAAAAAGAAATGCGAGTAGGACAATATTCTCATGGCGGCTTGGTTAGCCACAAAAGCGTTAGCGCCTGCGAAAAGTCTATGGCTAAGCGTAAGCGATGAAAAGTATTTTTGATTTAGAGCGAAAAACACAACGCAAAAGATACAACAAAGGAAGCACAGTAAATGCGGCAGGAAACTACACAAAGCCCGAAATGCGAAAAAGGATTTTTAACCAAGTTAAGGCAGGCAGTAAAGGCGGCAAGCCGGGGCAATGGTCGGCGCGTAAAGCTCAGATTGTTGCCAAGCGTTACAAAGAACAAGGCGGCGGCTACACAAGCTAAGTTCTATATAAAATTATATAAAAGGAATCTTTATGGCGCTTAAAAAATCTCAACAATCTCTAAAGTCTTGGACAAAAGAAGATTGGGGAACCAAGTCTGGTAAGCCTTCTACGCAAGGCCCAAAGGCTACTGGTGAGCGTTATCTTCCAAAAAAGGCTAGAGAGGCTTTAAGCTCCGCAGAGTATTCGGCAACCTCTAGAAAGAAGCGTGAGGATACTGCTAAAGGTAAGCAGTTCTCTCAACAGCCTAAAAAGACTGCTGAGAAAACTCGACGCTATCGGGCTAGTCGTGGCGGCTTATTCAAATCTGCAATGAACCGCTCAAAACCCTGTTGACAGCATCTAACTCACCTTCAATCTTGCCGTGAATCTCTTCTGTATTTTCTTTAAAGGCTCTTATCGCAGTGCGTATTAGCTTTTGGTTTTCAGGCTGAGAAAATACTTTTTTAATTTTATCGTCAGGTAGTTCTGTATGTTCAGTCATCAGAAAGCCATCTGAATCAATCAATATACGAAAACCTATTACTGTTCCTTCAGTCATACCGCATCCTATAATTCACAACTATTCCCCACGCAAGCTAGTGTTTGCGCCCCCTCAGTCATATCTGACTCTTCATTTATATCCCAATCAATTTTAGTTGGAAAGTCAGCACTAAGCTCTTTGTATGCTTCTTCGCTAATCGGCTCATAGGGTGCTTGCTGATATGTGTGATCAGAATAAGGTAAGAAACTAATACCTGACACCTTATCAAACTTATTATATAGCCACTGGCCCACCTCAAGAAACTCGTCATCACGATAGTAACAAGTCATAGACGGTTTATGCTCACACCAGTAGTCCTGATATATCTCCCATAACTCTAATTGCTCCATAGCACCCATGTCTGAGGCTGTCACAGCGTTCTCAGGAGAGGCGATAGGGAAGCTAAATACCCGTGTACTTGGTGACATTACATCGTCCTCTACAGGTACACCAGAGGCTTCTAGAACTGTGCAAAGCGGGTCACGACTGTCTGCCCTAACTCTACGAATGTATCTAGAGCTATAACGAGGATGGATGCCGCTAGCACTATCGACCAACTGGCTAACAGTACCTGAAGGCTTAATAGCAGTGATTGCAGTAGAAGCGTTGATGCCCAGTTTTTCAGCCCATTTTTTGTTGGTAGCGATAGCTTCTTTTCGCATCTCTGTAAGCCATTGCTTAAGTACATCTTTATCTCCTCGACCAGAAAGCAAATGATGATCCATAATACCTGTTAGTGATACGCCCAACAAGGCTTCTTCTTCAGTATTCTTTTTCCATATTCCACGCAAGTAGCGAAAGTCTGTCAAGGTAGCCTGTAAAGTTCCAAGGATAGTAGCAGTGCGTACTTTTTGTTTAAGGTCTGACAGCGTATCTTCTGGCCTGACAACAACTTCCGATAGATTACAGAACTGGTAGGGTCTGAGGATAATTTCGCTACACGGATTAGTTCCAAAATCAAAGGTAGCATCTCGTCGCTCGTTTTTTGAAGCTTGTTTTTGACTTGCAACCCTAGAGAAAACTCCTCTTTCTCCTGAGCGAGACTCGTATAAACTTTTCCACTCATCTAAAAATGCCTCAAAATCTGGCTTTTCGGTATAACACGCAGAGTTATTTGACAAGCCGCGTTGAGGATTGTCTAGCCACCACTGCCCTGACTTACATCGTCGCAGTCTATCATCTGTAAGATTACTGAGACTGATCAATGCTGATCGTCTGACTCCTCCGACAACGACGATTTGAGCAATCTTACAGCAAAGATCGTGGCATTCAATGGACGTAAGCTTTCGTCCAGCCGCTCCCTGAAAGACTTCAACTGTGAATTGGAAAAGTTCAAGCAAAGGCTCTGGGCCGCTTGCTCTACCTCCAAAAGTTTTAAGCGGGGAACCTGAAGGTCTAACTCTGCTAAAGTCCCATCGGGGAATCTGACCTGAATACAACAGTGAAACCAACTCCCTATACGATTTCGCCCATCCGATCTTCGAATCCGTAACATTAATAACTGTGTCTGTTTCATGGAAGCTCTCCGCAACCTCTGGTAGTTTAGTAATATATTGACGCTCAACGCTAAAGCCTACACCTGTCCCACACATAAGGACATACATCATCTCATCAAAGGCTTTAGGATGATCAATAGGAAGATAGCTACAGTTAAATCCAGCTACGTTATCGCGGTCTAGAGCAGGGCCAGCAGTCATCAGCGCCCTCATGCTGGGCATAACATTTAAATCAAAGATAGCATAAAAAATATCTTTGCGTTCTTTCTCGCTAAGTTTATCGCCCCAATAATCTAAATAGCGATTAATGGTTTCGGGCCATGTCTCTCGCCGCTGTTCATTTGGTAGGTAACGGGCGTACCGGCTTTTGTGTATGTACTGTTGATAGGCGTCCAATTATTTCTCTCCTTTCTTCGGTGGTATATTTTGACCAGTTTGCTATTTCTTTTAGATTCCTTCCGCATCCAATGCACACTTCATCCCTGAGTGTGCAAACTTTTGTGCAGGGTGATTTCATTCAAAATCTTTTAATGATAATTTTTCATCTGGATAGCTATAATAATTATAAGCCTCAATTAAAAAGGCGGCGTCAGCTAAATCATCTGATGTTCCTGTTTCAAATAAATCCTCAATACTGCTTTTTATTACTTCTCTGACTAAAAAATCAAGAGAATCATGTGATATATCTATACTGTATTTTGGCATAAGTTTTCTCTAGTCATATTCATTTAACAGATTTATATCATTTATATTTAATTTGTATTTATTTCTTTTTTTCATGGGACGCTTGCGATCTTCTTCATGCTCCTCATGTTTTTTTCTTTTGTGGCGGCTGAACTTTTCTAATCGCTCACGCTTGCGGTCATTCATCATCACCTATACTCCCCCTCTTAGAGACATCTATCCAATCCTCTGGAATACTATCTTCAGAGAACCATCTAAAGCCTTTTGAGGAAGCCCACTCAGCGTGATTACGTTTTGTACCGTCCTTCCTGCGTTTGGCCTGTGGCATTGGAGCATCAGGATCAGCAAATAAGAATACAAGTTCTATGTCGTTTGGAAGAGCCTTTGCAATCCATACATATTTATTATATTCATTATGGTCCCAGAAGCGTCCCTTAGCCTCAAGATAGATTTTTTTGCCATCAATCTCGCGGATAAAATCTGGATGATAAGTATGCTCAACAATATACTCTGCCTTCTCTGAGTGGATCTTCCAATCATTAAGGATGCCAGAGTGAAGTTCATATTCCCAATTGGAGTCATAACCCGGCAGTACATTTTTATCTTTAGGTCTAGGGACGCGAGGACGCCTAGTACCCTTTCTTATTTTTGGTTTCAATGTATAGTCTCTGATTGAACTGGTGCATTAAATCTTTTACCCAGCCGCTGATAAATTTCAAATAAAAGTTTATCTTCTACTTCATTGCCCTGAAGAATTTCTGCGGCACACGCACACAACAAAAACTCAAGAGGTATTTCTTCTACTTCGCTCATTGTAGATCAGCAAGTGTGTAGCTGTCAATTGGGCGGGAAGGGTCTTTGGCGTATAGTTTTTTAATTTTCTTGCGCGTCCACTTTTCAGTGAAAGCTGACATGAAAAACTGGCCCTGTGCAAAGTAGTGTGAATTCATTTGCATATAGTCTTTATAATTTTTATGCGTAATCTTTTCTGCTTCTTCTTCAGGCATCAGGCTTTTGAGCCAATCAACACTAATTACTTCAGCCTGACGAAATATTTTTTTCATAATTTTTGCATTCACAGAATAACCTCTTCAACTCTAGGCGCTACCTCAACGTGTGTGAAATAACTCACGCCGTTTGCGTACTTAAAACCTCTAAGACCTTTGCCGTTGTTAGCGTCTTTGTAGCAATCAAACTTATAGGGGCAGAAGTTACAGTT